GAATGATGAAACGATTAGAAACTATCAGCGTAATGAAAAATTGATTGACTTAGACCAATCTCCAAAAGAGTTGTTCTTAAAAATTCTTGAAGACTTTCATGCCGCACCAGAAGGTGATCGTAGTAAACTACTAAATTACTTTATACAAAAGAGACTAAGTAGTCTCACCGAATCCATAGGAGACTTTTAAAATGGCGGACAATTATCAACCCCTAATGTCAGAAATCTTAGACAAAGTATCTAAGCTGAAAACCAAGAAAGAAAAGGTTGCACATTTGCAACAGTACAATAGCAATGCACTACGCATGGTTATTAAATCTTCATTTGATCCCAAAATCGAATGGGATCTTCCAGAAGGAGATGTTCCATATAAAGCCAATGATGCTCCCGAAGGGACTGAACATACCATGCTGATTAGTGAAGCAAGGAAGTTGTTTCATTTCATTAAGGGTGGAAACAATCAAATTAACGGCATGAAACGTGAATCTATGTTCGTGCAAATGTTAGAGGGATTGAATGAAAATGAAGCGACACTCTTGATCGCTGCAAAGGACAAGTCACTACATCAATTGTATAAGGGACTGTCTAAGAATGTGGTTATGGAAGCTTTTAATTGGGATGATAACTTCATGGTTATCGAGCAGGAACAATATCTTGCAACTCCCGGCTCTGCTTCGGGGGTTTAAATGCTAATAGAAGATGATGTAAAATTTGACTATTCAGATGTGCTAATTCGACCCAAGCGTTCAACACTTACTTCACGGTTTGATGTTGAAATGGAGAGAACATATAGCTTCTACCATAGTCAGAAGAATTGGACTGGCGTACCAATCATGGCCAGTAACATGGACACTACAGGTACGTTCAAGATGCATAATGCATTGAGTAAGCATAAGATGGTTACTTGTATTGCTCGACACTATAATAAAGACTATAGTAATTGGGCAGATAAAGAACATGAACTATCAAAGCTTCGACTAATGCATTCTTGTGTAATGTCTGGTATATCTAAACAAGAACTTACTGAATTGGTGCATATTGCGAAGCGGTATTCAGTATCATTTGTAGGGTTAGACGTTGCAAATGGATATACAAAGAACTTTGTCGAAGCAGTTAGTTATGTGAGAAAAAGTCTTCCTGATGCTACTATCATCGCTGGTAACGTGGTTACTGGTGATATGACATCAGAACTACTTATGGCAGGAGCAGACATTATTAAAGTTGGTGTCGGCCCTGGCAGTGTGTGTACGACTCGTATTAAGACAGGTGTTGGGTATCCTCAATTGAGTGCTGTTATCGAATGTGCTGATGCAGCACATGCTATCGGGGGACATATTATTGCTGACGGTGGTTGTAATTCATCTGGAGATATAGTGAAAGCATTTGCCGCTGGTGCAGATTTTGTTATGATTGGTGGAATGCTTGCTGGACATGATGAGTGTGACGGTGAACTTGTATTTGAGGATGACGTAGAAGAACCTGTAGGTATGAAGTTCTATGGAATGGCATCTAATACTGCAATGGAACGTCATGGACACCCGAATCGGGAATACCGTGGAGAAGAAGGTAAGACTGTTACTGTACCCTACCGTGGTGCAGTGGACTATACCATACTAGATATTCTAGGTGGTGTACGCTCTGCCTGTACTTATGTAGGTGCAAAACGATTAAAGGACTTGACAAAATGTGCCACGTTTGTTAAGGTTAGTAATACACACAACCGAATATATGAATAGGAGTATTGATGCCATTAACCCGAAAGCGTGTCATTTTTGACCGTGATGGTGTAAGACCATATATGGTGCGATTACACCTATTGTTTAGAGAAAAATCTGATCATTTGGAGAGGAATGTAAAAGTACCATTTAATGCGTATATCCATAAGATCCTACTGTCAGATGAACCCATACTTCACGACCACCCTTGGAATTGGGGTACAGTCATCATTAAAGGGGGGTATTACGAACATACCGAAAATGGAACCTTCTGGAGAGGACCAGGCAGTATCAGAACCCGAAAATCTACTGATATGCACTGGTTAGAGCTCAAGGACGGAGAACCATGCTGGACACTGTTCTGGCACGGATATCGCCGCCGTACTTGGGGGTTTAAAACTGAAAATGGATGGATGAATTATCGAACTTTTTTAGAGAATCGTGCAAAATCAAAGACTTAGCATGTACGATTCTTCTTGACAAAACATGCATGAGTATGGTATGATCTATGTATAATGAGAACTAACGAGGAGATGAACACGATGACTAAGCTTGAAGAGCACCTTGAGATGACGAAGCTCACTAAGATGGATGAGATGAACGCCATGGTTGGTAAGCTCAAAGAAGAACTGAATAGTAACAGTTTGCAGATGGAACAGCTCTCTGAAGATGTTAGATCACTGATGTATGCGGTTCAAGGTTTGACAGAAGTTATAGGTGTGATAAAAATGTCACAGTCTTCAAATAAAGACTAATTATCTGTCGATTTTTCTTGACAAAACATGACCTCGCTGGTATACTGTATATATAATGAGAAATGAGAGAGAGTGAATATGACAATTAAAGTAAATAAAAAGTTCGACAATGTTGATGCTGGTATTGAGAATATGCTTGCAGCCGCAGTTGCCGACTATGCCACCATGTCGTTTGGTAAGAATTCAACGATGCTCGATGAGTTTACGAACGGTTGGGTCGTCAAGAAAGGTTCCAAGTACATTAAGATTTCCACTAAAAACTCTGCTTGGGGTTTCGTTGTCAACACTGATGATGACAAGAAATTCATGAAGGGTGACGTGCTGATGTGTGCTGGTTATAAAGCTCCTGCCAGAAATGGTGCAAGAGGAAACGTCCTTGAAGGTGGTTTTGAAATCAACTGGACAGGACCTCTTTACATGGTCAACAAAGGACGAAAGTCCACAACCCCTAATAAAATCGGAGTTTAATATGAGTCAGATGAAAAATTTCATGATGGACATGGAAGAGTTAGTTGATTGCGCTGTGATCGAAGGTGCAGAGACTTTTAAGGAAGTTGCTAATTACGCAATGGAAAATTACAAACCCATGTCTTTTATTGACATTGAGTATTGTAAGACTTACTACACAACTCAAATGGGAGAAATGTAATGGGAATGCTTTGTTTCATGATCGGACTTGTGTTTTCGATTCTCGCTGTAGGTGGTGCCGAAGGTACTGTCGATCTTTCTATCGTTATATTGTTAGAAGTGGTAGGTATTTGTTTTCTAATATTGGGTGTATATAAAATGAAAGATACTGGTGATCTTGCTTAAGTTAAAATTTGTTATTGTCGGCGGTGCTATGGTACTTACAGGATTGATTGCTGTAAATGCGTCTGGTTATGCCAAAGTTATTAATCCTGTAGAACCAACTAAAATACTTAAAGAATCTTCTCAATGTCTTGCATTGAATATGTACTACGAAGCGAGAAATCAAGGAACCGCTGGTATCCTTGCAGTAACCGCTGTAGTTCTCAATCGGGTGAATGATTCCCGATATCCCAATACAATCTGTGGAGTGGTTAAACAAGGCCCTACCCGATCATCTTGGCAAGACCCCAAAGTGAGATATCCAATTAGGAATCGGTGCCAATTCAGTTGGTATTGTGATGGTAAATCTGATGCACCAAAAAACATAAAACAATTTTCTAAATTTCTAGATATTTCAACTGATATTCTTACAGGTGAACTTCCATTTATTGATATTACAGATGGTGCAACCCATTATCATGCTGATTATGTAATGCCCGCATGGGCAAAAACCAAAACAAAGACTGTAGAGATACAGGATCATATCTTTTATAGATGGGAAGTTAAGTGACTGCATTATGGTATAAGTGGTATAACCACCTAAGAGAAGAGGGTGGTTATAGTATAGGCACTGCACTTGTCGCTGGATGGTGGAATGCTAGTATAAATGAAGCGTATTGGATGGAAGGTCCAAAGAAATGGGTTGACAATAGACCAAAGAGGCCTTATAGAGGATGAAAAATGATTATCTTTTAAAAGGGACTTGCAATTTCCATCTAATCATGGTAATATGTACTTGTTGATTAGGAGAATATCAATGAACGCTGTTATGGATACAATTGAAGAAATAAAATGAAACATATTGAAATATCGTTATTAGCTATCGGTGAATTGTCTATTGACCGACGAACTTCGCCAGCTGGTAATTTGCAAATTACCGAATTTGAAAATGATGAGTGGGTCGGAGGTTGTTATGCTACCTTTGATAATCTTGTAGAGAAAGTAAAAGAGGCCTTAGAAGATGACGAATAGAATGCTGTGTGATGTTCTACATGAAATGCGAGAATGTAATAAGACTCTAAACTTCTCCTACTTGATAGGATTGGTAGAGGAAGCGCAAACTCTTGCAAATCGAATGGAAGCGAAGCTATACGATATAAAAGATTTTGAGCGCCTTCATGATGACATTAAAGATTTGAAAAAGAAGAAAAAGAAGCTGGAAGAGAAAATAGAAGAGTTGGAAGAATAATGAACTTGAAATATTCAAAAGACGTAGTGGAAGACTATGATAATCTAAGTGATGGTCGTAAAAAATACATCACAAAGCGTTCTGAGAAAAAAGGTGTTACTGTTTCTGAATATCTTTTAGAGAAGTATGGTGAATGAATATATTTTACCTAGATCGTGACCCTGTGATTGCTGCACAGATGAGTTGTGACAAGCATGTGGTCAAGATGATCCT